TGGTGATCGCGCGCGGCGGCCGGCCGCTGTATGAAGATTTAGTGAAACACCCTCTTGCGGGCCGGGCAAATTCGGGCGAATTCTCCTTCGCTTAGACTTAATCATCCGTCAAGCACAAAATCTCATAAGTCGGGATATTCGCCCCCCCCCCGGAGCCCTCTTATGCCCTCGCAATCATCCCCCGGCATCGTCAACGTGGCCCTGCAGAACGCTGGTGCCGCCTCGCTGCAGGCTGGGGTGGCGACCTTCGCCCAGGTCTTCGTCCAAGGCGACCTGCCGGCCGGCCAGGCCCTGGTGGCCAGGGTCAACGGCGTCGCCGTGCCGATCCAGATGGATGTCAAGGCCCGCTACGAGGACGGTTCGGTCAAGCACGCGGTGCTGTCGATCGAACGCCCGCCGCTGGACGCCGGCGCCTCGGTCGAGGTGGCGCTGGAGCGCGGCGCCGGCGTGCCGGCCAAGCCGGCGGTCGATCTTGCCGCGGTCGGCGCGCAGCACAGCATGGGCGTGGTGCTGACGCCGCAGGGCCAGGCGCCAATCAGCATCGACGTCATCGATGTCCTGCGCAAGGCGATCGCGGACGGCTCGGCCTCGTTCTGGCAGAAGGGCGAGCTCGCCTCGCAGGCGCGCGTCACGGTCGACCTGCCCGGCTCGATGCGGGCCGAGTTCGACGTCACCGCCTTCAAGGACGGCCAGATCAAGGTCGTGGCGCAGTTCGACAACGACCAGGCGATGCAGGCCACCGGCGGGCGCGTCGTCTACGATGCCAAGATCACCCTCGACGGCCGCGAGGTGGTGCACGAGAGCGTCAGCCAGGGCCAGTACCAGAACTGGCAGGCCGAGGTCAGATCGGGCGGGGCGGATGGCAGCCAGGGCCTGGGCAGCCCGGGGTCGGGCTGGCTGAACATCCGCCACGATGTCGATTACCTGAAGGCCACCGGCGCGGTCGCCAACTACGACACCTCGCTGCCGCCGTCCGAAAGCGTGCTGCAGTCCTATGCCAGCGCGATCGCGGCGGCGGACTGGGGCACGCCGCTTGCCGCCAACGGCATCATGCAGGCGATGGGCACCACCGGCGGGCGGGCCGATATCGGCTTCACCACCATGTCGAACGCCGCCTGGCTGGTCACCGGCGATGCCCGGGCCGCGGCGTATTCGATCGGCCAGGCCGAGGCGTCGGGGGCCGCGCCCTGGAACATCTGGGACAGTGGCCACAACACCTGGCTCAGCACCGACTTCTATCCGCATCTGTGGACCGATCCGCGCGGTGGGGCCGGCAGCCCAGGCAACCCGAACTCGGGCAGCCTGACGCAGCAGCCGGATTCGCTGACCGGCTGGTCGCTGGCCAGTTCGCACCAGCCCGACCTCAGTTTCGTGCCCTACCTGCTGACCGGCGAGCGCTGGATGCTCGACAACCTGCAGGCCCAGAGCGCCTGGTCGGTGATGAGCCAGTGGCCGGCGGTGCGCTTCGACGGCGATGGCATCATCGTCAACCAGAACCAGGTGCGCGGGGCCGCCTGGTCGCTGCGCCAGATCGACAACGCCGCCTGGATCAGCCCCGACGGCTCGGTCGAGAAGGCGTGGTTCGACAAGATCGCGGCGAACAACTGGAACTGGCTGGTCTCGAAGATCCCCGAATGGACCGCCCAGCAGGGCGAGGCGCATGGCTGGCTGCCGGGCGTCTACACCCCTGGCCTGACCTCACCCTGGCAGCAGGACTTCTTCGCCTCGACCGCCATCGCCGCGGCCAAGCGCGGCAACGCGGCGGCCGAGACCTTCCTGGCCTGGGAATCGAACTTCCTGGTCGGCCGGTTCACGGCCGAGGCCAAGGGCTTCAAGATGCACGACGGGGCGGCCTACAACCTCGCCGTCGCCGATCCGACCACCGGCACGCCCTTCAAGACCTGGGCCGAGATCGGCACTCAGACCACGGCGCTCAACCTGTCGAACGGCGATGGCTGGGCGCAGAGCAACGGCTACTATGGCCAGCTCGCCATGGCCACCCTGGCGGGGCTGTACGACCTCCATCCCTCGGCCGAGATCGCGGCGATCTACCGCAGCCTGCTGCAGCAGGGCATTCCCTATCTCGATCCGACCTCGTTCGCCGGCAGCCCGACCTACGCGGTCACCATCCACGACCTCTATGCCGCCGCGTTCCCGCCCGGCAGCACGCCGCCCGCGACTGGCGGCGGCGGCGCGACGGCCCCGGCCCCATCGCCGAGTCCTACGCCGCAGCCGGCACCGAGCCTGAAGCCGGTCGCGCTGGAGATCGGCAGCGGCGCGGACACGCTGGTGCTGCACGTCTCGCAGGATTTCTGGCAGGCCTCGGCGGAGTACAGGGTCTTCGTGAACGGGGCCCAGGTCGGCGGCACGCTGACTGCCTCGGCCCTGCACAAGAACGGCGAGTTCGACACCGTCACCATCAAGGGCAACTGGGGCACCCAGGTTATCCTGGGCGTCGAGTTCACCAACGACGGCTGGGCCTTCTCCGTCGATCTCGACCGCAACCTGTACCTGGACGGCGCCACGCTGAACGGCCGCGAGGTCGCGGCGCATGCGGACTTCCTCTCCAACGAGCTGAAGACCTTCACCCTCGCCAAGTCGGCGGCGGAGATCGCGATCCCGACCCCGGCCAAGGGGGTGCTGCTGGAAGGCAACGCCAATGCCAACACGCTGGTCGGCACCGCCGGTCCCGACATCCTGGACGGCAAGGCAGGCAACGACACCCTGACCGGCGGGGCAGGGGCGGATACTTTCATCTTCCGCCCCGGCGACGGCCAGGATCGCATCACCGACTTCACCTCCGGCCTCGACCACATCCTGTTCAAGGGGGTCGACCCTGCCTCGCTGCACGCCACGGCCACCACGGTCGGCGGCGTCGGCGGCCTGCAGATCGCCTATGGCACCGGCACCGACACCATCTTCCTCGCCGGTGTCGCCAAACTCGCCGCCGGCGACCTGCTGTTCGGCTGAGCCGCGGCCGAAGGGGGGGCGGCCAGGGTGCTGCCGCCCCATTTCGCTCGCCGCCCTCCGACAGGCTACATGCCTGCATGCCGGCCGTCCCCGCCGCCCGCCTGGATCCTGCCCCGCCCAGCCCGGCAGGCCGGTGTGCGGGGCAGGCGCGCGACGAGCGGGCCTAACCCACCCCCGGCCACCCATCCATCGCGGCCTTGGCGGCGGCGCGGGCCTCGGCTTCGTCGCTGGCGGCGGCGATCGCGGCCTTGGCGGGGAGGCGCAGGGCCTCGATCTCGGCGGCGGCCTGGTCCCAGGCGTCGGCCAGGGCGACGATCGTCGCGGCAACGCCGGCCAGGGTCTCGGCGGTGACGTGGATCTCGGCGGAGAGGTAGGGCCAGGACGGCCCGGGTTCCTGGGCGGCCTGCACTTCCGAATCGAGCGCCAGGAAGCGGCGCGCCTCGGCTTCCTTGCGCAGATAGACGGCGGCCTGGCCGGCGCCGGGGGTGAGGAAGCGCTGGCGGGCGGCCTCGGCGGAGCGGTCGACGGCGCGCTGCCAGTCGGTGCGCCAGGTCTCAGGCATCGCGGCCGCGCCGGTCGATCCAGCCGCGGGTCGCGATGTAGATCGCGGTGCTGCTGGCGGTGGCGCGCAGCGCGACCTGACGACTGGTGTTGGTGCGCACGGCGATCGTCGCGGTCTGGCTGGTGTAGGCGCTGAACAACGGGCTGGCCGTGGCGCTGGGCGCGGCGTCGGCCTCGAACGGCGGCTGCACCAGGATCGACTGCGCGCTGTTCGTGGTGGCGCGGATCAGCGCCTCGACCGCGAGGCCGGCGGGCACCGTCAGCGCCTGCAGCGTGCGGCTGGTGCCGATGGTGGTCGCGGCATCCAAGGGCGGCGTCGCCAGCAGGAACTCGTCGCCGGTCTGCTGGAAGGCCCGGATGGCGCCGCTGCCGTCGGTGATGATGCTGCCGATGCGCCGCTTCAGCGTGTAGATGCCGGGTATGGTCGGGGCCGAGACGCTGGTGCTGAACAGCACGTCGACCGCGCTGCCGTCGCTGATCAGCCAGACGTGGTAGGTGGTGCTATTCGCCTTCGACCCGGTATCCAGGCCGCCCTGATTCGTGCCCACGCTCCAGTTCGCATCCAGCCGCTTGGTCAGGGCCGAGGCCAGCACCAGGTTCGCGCTGTCGTCGCCGTCGCGCGCCTTGCCGGTGGCGATATCGATGTCATTGGTGGCGTCGGTGGCGTTGTTGCTGAGCGTCAGGCCGAACAGCGTGCCGGGCGGCAGGGCGGCGCCGACGGTGACGAGGGCGCTGGGGTGGAACACGTCGACGACGCGCCAGTCGTCGCTGGTGTCGAGTTTCCACACCACCAGGCGCGTGCCGGCCTCGCTGGTGATGCTGGCGCCGCCGGGGCACAGGATGGCCGAGGAATGATTCACCGTGCAGCCGGCGGAGACGAAGCGCAGCGCGCGCACCATGCCGGCATCGGCGGCGCCAAAGCTGCTGATGCCCGTCGTGCCGGTGATCTCGACCTCGCGCCGCATCTCGGCGTCGCCGGCGGCGATGCTGGTGGTGCTGGCCGAGGCCAGTTGCGGCACGGCATCGCCCAGCAGGCCCAGCAGCGATTCGTGCTCGGTCCAGCCGTCGATGGCGTCGAGTGTGGTCGCCGTGCCGCCGGCATCGATCGTCGCATCCCAGTCAGTGGGCATCACGTCTCTCCGCTGCTGTCGCCGCCTGCGCCGCCTGCATCGCCGTCGCTGCCTTCGCCGGCGCTGCCGCCCATCGCGCCCTCGCCGCCGGTCGCTGTACCGCCGGACCCTTCGCCGCCGGTGCCGACGCTGCCGCTGCTGGCCAGGTCCTGGGCCGTGACCGCGATCGGCCCGACCTCCGGCCCGACCGCGCCCTTGTCGCTGACCGCGCGCGCCCAGACGTAGTAGGCCCCGGCCGACAGACTCAGCGACGCGGTGCCGCCGGTGGGCGCGGCCAGCAGCGTGGCCGTGGCGAAGTCGGCCGTGGTGTTCTGGAACACCTGCGCGGTCGCGGTGCCGGTCCATTCCACGCGGATGCCGCCGGCCTCGCCCGAGGCGACGAAGCGGGACAGCGCATCGGGCATCAGCGCCACGTCATAGGCGCTGAACTCGCCGTCGCCCTTGTCGGCGCGCACGCGCATGCCGGCCCGCGCGCCGGTGGCGATGGTCGCACTGGTGCCGGCCTGGCTGGTCGAGGTGAAGGCGCCGGTGGGGTCGGTGCGCCAGTCGAGCTCGTAGCCCACCGCGGCCGTAACCGCGGTCCAGCTGGCATCGATGCTGGTGGGATAGGGCGCGCTGGGCGGGGTGAGCGTGAGGGCGGGCGTCAGCACGTCGGTACCACCGGGCTTGTCGACGGCGCCAGGCGTCAGCAGCGGGCTTTCGTCGGTCGCCGCGTTCCAGGCATAGACGTCGGGGTTGTCCTGTTCGCCGGCCAGCGTCACGCCGGCGCCGTCTTCGTCGAGCGTCCAGCCGGTCAGCCGGATCGTATCGCGCGGGCCGGTCGGCGGTTCCACCGCGACCACGCTGCCGGGGCGCAGGGCCACGTGGTGCAGCATGGCCGGGATCTTGTAGCTGCGCTGGGCCCGCAGGCGGCGCAGCCGGATCTGCATGATGCGCTGCGCGGCCGTGCCGCTGAGCGTGAAGGGCAGCTCCAGGTCCTGATAGACGGGCTCGCCGCCGTCCTCGATGCGGGCGTCGTCGTCCAGCAGCGGCGGCGCGTCGGTTTCCTCCCACCCCGCCGCTTCGCGCACATAGGTCGCGCGGATGCCGTTGGCCAGGTCGCGAAAGGCGCGGTTGCGGGCGATGGTGATGGGGCCCCGCATCTGGTCGGCCGTGATCACGCGGTTCGACGGACGCCAGGCGGCGGGCTCGACGTACCAGGTGCCGCCGGCCTGGATCGCCTCGCCGGCGCAGGCAGACAGCAGTTTCGACAGCACCGACTTCGGCTGTTCATCCAGGCTGAAGGTGCCGTTGGCGCGATAGCGCGCCTCGGTGCCGCCGGCGAGCAACGGCACCCGTTCGTCGCAGATGTTGGCGGCCTCGATCAGGGTGGCTTCGTCGACGGAATCGGCGTCGTCATTGAGACCCAGCGGGCTGGTGAGATACCAGGCCGCGACCAGCGCCGCGTTGGTGGTGTAGCCCTGCATGCCCGTGCGCGGGTCGTGGATCTGATCGAGGCCGCGGATGATCGCGGTGATTTCCGGCAGCCCGTTGGGGAAGGCCGATTCGTTCTTCGTCAGCCGGATGTACAGCAGCGCGCAGCCGATGCCGCGGTGGTTATGCGTCCAGCGGTCGTTGCTTTCGACCACGGCCCAATCGGGCACGGTCTGGTCGGACGTGCCGCGGCGGAAATCCCACACCACCAGGCCGGCGAACTTCGGGTCGTCGATCGGGTCGTCGCCGAGATAGATGGTCTCCAGCCCGTGGCACTGGTGGCCGGCGAAGGCCAGCACCAGCAGCAGGTATTTGTCCTTCACGCCGTCGGCGTCGCGGCCGTTGGCGAAGATCAGCACGCCGCCGACCTTGACGCGACCGATGATGACGCGGCGCGGCGAGGCGGATTCGCGGATGGTGCGCTTGCGATCGGACAGCGGCGCATCGGCCGTGCTGCCCTTCTTGCCGCCGGCGAAGGCCGCACCCAGCGCCGAGACCGCGAAGGAGACGACGGCGCCGGCGATGCCGCTGACCAGCGACAGCAGGAAGGTGCTGGCGATGACGCCGGTCAGCGCAGCGGCCGCGCCCGCACTGGCGACCGCGCCGGCGACCGCGGCGATGACGGGAATGAAGGCTGGCATAGGTTACCAGGCCCAGGCGCGCAGCAGCGCGGAGCGGGGGCGGATGATCAGCCCGTGCTGGCCGGTCACGGCCACGCCGGCGCCCAGCACCAGGCAGGCCGCAGGATCCGTGCCGTTCTTGATCACGCCAAAGTCACCGCGAAGCGCAAGCGCGGGCGCAACCGAGACGACGCCAGACCAGATCGCATAAGCCGCGACGCAGCGTTCCAGGCCGCCGAAAAAGTGCAACAGCGCCCGGCCACTGCGCTCATCCCAGCCGCCCGGCGTCATCTCCAGCAGGTCCGGCCCGCCCAGCGCCTGCACGGCGCGGAAGGCGAACAGCACGCAATCGTGCTGCCCCCACACCATGGGCTTGTGGCGCGCATCGTCCAGCACGGCAGACAGCCGCGCCTCGAAATCCGGCACGCGAGGAAAGCGGATCATGCGGCGGCCGGCGGGCGCACTACCACGAGATATCCACGCCGTTCGCCATGTCCTCGACGAATTCGAAGGCGCGGTCGCCGGGGTGTTCGTCCTGCTGGTCGGCGTCGGTGTAGCGGCGCACACGCGCGCGCTCCAGGTCGGCCAGGCGGGATTCGATGGAGAGGGCCACGGTGGCGGTGGTGCCCTCGCTGTGCGTCATCTGGTCCATGCGCCCGCGCAGCAGTGGCACGGGGTCTTCCACCATCGTGGTGCCGTCGGCGTCGAACAGGGCCAGCCAGATCCGCGCCTCGCGATTCTGCCAGGCCTCGCCATCCAGCAGGGCGATCGCGCTGGCCGGCAGCGACGACAGGGTCAGCGTGACGCCGACGCTGCGGACCTCGGCCGTTTCCTCGATGGTGGAAAGGCCCAGCAGGTCGCCGGCGCCGGTGAAGACGTCGCCGTTCCATGTCAGGTCGCCCAGCCCGGTCCACAGCCGCACCCAGCCGCCGCTGAACCGCAGCGCGATCAGCACCGCGGGCAGCACGGTGGGGCGCTGAAGGGCCGTGTCGGCCGCCGCCGTGATTTCTCTCACGGCAACGCTTCCACCAGCTCGATCGAGAAGTTGGTGAATGGCCCTGGCTGGAAATCGTTCTGGGGTTCGTCGTTGCCGGAAAGCCGGAAGCGCGCGCGGGCGTAAGCCGTGACCAGCGCGGTGGCGGCATCGAGATCGGCGCGCAGCGCGGGCGCGATGCTGATGGTGGCCAGGCCGCTGCTGCGGGTGGCGACATCCGCGGTCACCATCACCAGCTGGTCGGCAAGGCCCAGATAGTCGCCGGCGCGCAGGATGGTCTGGTTGGCGGCCCAGCCCCAGGTGCGGATCGTGGTGCTGCCCTTCGGCGCGGCCAGGCGCAGCTGCGGCGCCGTGGGCGGCGACCAGCCCGACCAGGTGGTCGGGCCGCTCCAGGTCGTGGGGCCCGACCAGGTGGTGACGGTGCTGCCGCCGGGCCAGGCGGCGGCGGTGCCGCGCGCGGTGCGCCGGCGCCAGTCGTACAGGCGCACCTGGTTGGCCGGGCCGCGCAGGGTGGCCAGCAGCGCCTCGATGCGGGCGGCCACGGCAGCATCGGCGTTCTGCCAGGCCATCTGCGCGCGCCAGCGGTCGCCCTGGCGCACCACGGCCTGCTGGGTGCGGCTGAACGGCGATTCGTTCAGCAGCGTGTTCGGCTGCAGCCAGAAGCGCCCGGTCTGCGGCACCAGGTCCACTGGCCATTCCAGGATGGCCACTATCTACCCCGCACGTCGCTGCTGTAGCGCCCGCCGCGGCGGCTGAGATCGGCCACGCGTGCGACGGCATCGTCGCTGGCGGCCTTGGCGATCGCGCGGAACTCGGCGGGCCCCATGCGCGAGCCCTGGGCGTTGATGTTGAAGACGGGGGCGTAGGTCATGCCGCCGGCGACGGCCGCGCCGCTGGGCAGGATGGTGCCGGCCTGGTCGGGGATGAACCATTCCGGCCCGGCCTCGCCCACGATGCTGGCAACACCCAGCGGCGGGCGCCCGCCTGACGCGAAGGTCTTCGGCAGGTCGGGCAGCGCCGTCTTGCCCGGCGCCGCGGTCAGGCCCGTGCCGAAGATGCTGCTGACCGCGCTGCCCAACAGGTTGCTGAAGGCGCTGGACAGCTGGTTGCCGACGGTCTGGCGGAAGATCATCTGCGCCAGGCTGGCCGCCAGGTTCTTCACGACGTCGTTGAGTTTCTTCGTCTGGAACGCCGCCTGACCGAAGGCATTGGCGATGGCGTCGCCATAGCCGCTGTAGGCCTTGGCGAAATTCTCGGCCTGGGTCGCGGTCTGGTTCAGCGTCGACTGCGCCTGCGTCGCGGCGCGGTTCCAGGTCTCCTGGTTGATCGCGCCAGATGCGAACAGTTCGTTCAGCCGCTCGATCTTCTGCGCATAGATCTCGGCCGGGGTGCGGGTGGATTCCAGCAGCTGCTGCGCCTCGCGCAGCTGGTCGGTGGGGATGCGCACCTGGCCGGCCTCGGTGGCCAGGCGGTTCAGCGCGGCTTCCAGCGCGCCGGCCTGCTGCGCGGCACCGCCGCCGCGGGCGGCACCTGGCGCCGGAGGCCCGAAGGCCTCCGTTCCGCCCCTTATCTCGGACAGGCGACGCATGCGTTCCTGCAGCAAAGAAATCGCTTCGCTCGCCTCCTGCGCGCGCTGCGTTACCTCGCCAATATCACGGGCCAAGTCCTGCTGGACGATAGACGAGCTGCCCGGTTCCGGGCGGCCCGTTCGCGAAATTGCTTGAAGACGCTGCAGCCGATTCGACTCATCGTTCAGGCGCTGCAGCTGATCCTGTTGTTCGAACAGCCCCCGTTGCGTGGCCTGAATGGCCGCCTGACGTTCTGCTTCGGCTGCATTCGTCGCGGCTGTACCTGCTTGGTTGAAGAACTTCTCACTGAGCTCCAAAGCTTTGTTGAGCTCCACCTGAGACGACGCGGTGACCGATGCCGCACCGGCTAGGAGCTGATATGCGCCATACACCGCCGTCGCGGCGGTGACGATCGCGCCGAGTACCGGCACGGCCGCGGAGAGGCCGAGGCCAGCGGCGCCGCCTCGGAATGCGCTGGACAGCGAGCCGAAGGCATCCGCGACGTTGCCGATGGCGCCGGCAACCGGGGCCAGCGACCGCGAGACCGCAGATGCCTCGCCACCGAACAGTTCCAGCGCGCCGCGCGCGTCGCTGAAGGCGCGGCCCACCCGCTGCACCCGGCCTTCGACCTTGTCGAACACCTCGCCGGTGCGGCCGACGGTGGCCACGGCGCGGTTCATCGCCGCGGTCGAGCTCTGCACCGCCTTGGCCGCATCGGCCATGCCCGCCTGCAAACCGTCGGTGTTCGCCGTGACGTCGACGGGCAGGGTCGCGATCGCGTCAGCCATGCGCCTGCCTCCGTGCGTTGTGGGCGTCCAGCGCGGCGCGCAGGTCGGCCGCGACATCCTGCGGCGAGGGCGCGGCCGGTGGCGGCTGGAAGGGCATGAACTCGGCCGCCGAGAAGGGCCGGGTGCGCTTCAGGTGGGCCGAGGCCAGCAGCGCCTGGAGATGGGCCATCAGGATCTCGGCATGCAGGCTGCCGATCGGCTCGACGGCATCGAAGGCTTCAAGATCGGCCCAGTCGGCGGCGGGGATGCCGGCCATCTCGGATGGCAGCCGGCCCAGTGCGATCGCGATGCGCAGCCGCCGCCGCAGCGGGCTGCGCCGCTTCAGTTTCCCGCGCGGGCCGCCTGGCTTTCGGCGTCGAGGCCGGACACCTTCAGCACCGCGCGCGCGATGCGGTCCAGCACGGCGAAGGGCATCGCCAGCACGGCCTCGGCCTCCTCGGGGCGGAACATCGCGGAGTGATCGGGGTTCACCGCGCCATGGATCACCAGCATGGCGTGCGGCAGGCCGCGCTTGCGCGCATCTTCGTCCTGGTAGGCATCCTGCCAGGCCCACACGCCTTCGGCCGTCATGGCGCGCACGACGATGCCGCCGCCGAGCTCCGGCACCTCGACCACGGTGCTGAGGCGCCGGCCCAGCAGGGTTTCGCGGGTCAGCACGTCAGGCATAGGTCACCGCCCCGTTGATCACGATCGTGGCCTTGGCCTCGATCACGTTGTCGACGCCGCCGCTGATCGAGAATTCCGAGACGAAGCCGGCGAAACTGCCTGTGACGGCGGGCGTGCTGGGGAACACCAGCTGGAAGTTGCGGCTGACCAGGGCCAGGCGGGCGTTGCGCATGGCGACCTGGCCGGCATCGCTGCCGGACCAGAACATGTCCAGCGACAGTTCGCCTTCGTCGGCCAGGCCCATGGCCTTTTCCTTGGCGGTGCTGGACAGGTTCGTGGTGTCGATCACCGCGGCGCTGCCGCCGGGGCCGGTGAAGCTGCGCACCTCGGCCACGGTGGTGAAAATCTCGGGGCTGCCGCCGTCGCCGATCTTCAGCAGCGTGCCCTGTGCCTTGACGGCCATGGTTCAGTCTCCTTTTCCGATAAGCCGCACTTCGCCGCGACGCCGCTGGACAACAGGCTTGCCGCGCCGGTCGGTGTTGAACGATCCGTCCGGGTTCAGACGGTAGCACCACATCTCGCCCGCCTCCTCGTCTGCGGTGAAGCAGCCCTTCACCAGCACGCCGTTCAGATACGGCTTGAACAGCACCGCATCGTCGCGGTAGCCGGGATCGCCCTGGATCACGCTGACGCGCACGCTACGCGCTCGTGCCGATGATGATGATGTCGTACGTGACGCCGGTACCGCTGCTGCTGTTGGCGACCTTCAGGATGTCGCCGGTGCTGGCGGTGACGGTCCAGCCGGCCGCGGGGGCGGCGACGAAGAACACGCCGCCGGGACGCACCGAGACGGTGGGCGTGGTGCCGCCGAACGGGCCGACGAAGGCGTTCGATGCGGCGCCGCCGACCACCACCTCGTTGGTGTTGGCGTCGCTGGCGATCACCAGGATGGCCTTGACCTTGGCGAAGGTCGCGGCGGCGCCCAGCGCATCCGTCAGCGCGCCGGCCAGGTCCAGGTTCTCGCTGCTGCTGGCGGCGATGGTGCGCTGGTCGCGCCAGACCATGTCGGCCTGGCTGGCCGCGGTGCCGCTGGCGAGTTCCTTGGCATAGGTGCGCAGCAGGTCGTCGCGCGCGGTCGAGAATTCATCCGCGCGCGTCAGCGCGGCGGCGACCTGCACGGTCAGTTTCGTGGTGAGCGACATGGCGGATTCCTTCTCTGCTTCGGCGCGTCAGCGCCGGGAGGCGAGGGCATCATTCGGTGTGGATCAGGTTCACATCGAGCGAGCGGCCGAACAGGCCGGCGTTGGAGTCGTAGCCTTCCGCCACCGCGACCAGCCGGCCCGACTGGATCGTGCCGCTGCCGTCATAGCCATCCAGCGCCGCGGCGATGGCATCGCCCAGGTCGCGCGCCTGCTTCCACTCGTCGCCCCAGGCGGTGATGGTGATGCGCGCGCGGGCCAGCGTGACGGCGCCGGTGATCGGCGCGAACGGGGTGCGGCCGGTTATCTTGTAGACGACGAAGGGGCGCGGCACGTCCTGCGGCGCGGCGACGGGATGGATGCGCTGGCCGGCCTGCGCCGCCACCGCCGTATCGGCCTCCAGCAGCGCAAACAAGGCTTCCTCCAAACCCGCCATATCAATGTTCCTCGCCCTCAAACGGCGGGCGCGCACTCCGTGCGCTTGCCTCGGCCTTCCGGCCGTTCGGCTTCGCCTCGCGGCGCTGCGCGCCGATCACTCGCCCCGCCTGGGCTTGATGCGCGTCGCGTTGCTGGCGCCGACCTGGCCGCTGATGCGCTTCGCGGCCACGATCAGGGCGACGCGCAGATAGGTGCCGAACGCCGTGATCATGTCGGGCGTGCTGCGCTCGATCGCCGGGCCGAACCAGGGCCGGGCCGGCACGGCGCGCAGCACGCGGGTGCCGCCGGCCTTGGTGCGGCGGGTCAGGTTCCAGCCCATCTCGACGAAGCGGCCCCAATAGGCCTTGCCGACGCCGATGCGCACGGTCGGCTGGTTCGCCAGTTTCTGCCGGGTGCGCGAGACGTTCTGGAACAGCCGGCCGTAGCTCGCCTCGACCATCTGGCCGCCCTTGCGCCGGCGCTTCTTCTTCTCGGGCCCGGTGCCGCGGGGTGCTGCGGCGCGGGCTGCCTGCTGCATCGGCTGGGTGGCGATGAACAGGGCGCTTTCGATCGCGTCGCGCTTCAACTCGCCGGTCAGGCCCTGAAGCACCGTGCCGACCAGCGCATCGTCGCCGATGGTCACCGCGATGCCGCTTTGCGCCGCCTTGAAGGTGCGCGTGCGGACGGACATTACAGCGCCTCAGCCTTCGACCGCGGCGACGCAGCGCAGTTCCAGCCCATCGCGCCGGCCAAGTTCGGCGGTGCCGGTGATGTCGTAGATCCGCCCGCCTTCCAGCAGGCGCCAGCGCGGCACCACGTCGCTGCGCCAGCGGATCGTGAAGACCGCCTCGGTATCGGCGAGCGTGGTGTCGGCCGCGACATATTCCCGCGCGCGGATGTCGCGGCGCCCAGCCCAGACCGTGGCTTCGTCGGCCCAGGTCAGGGTGACGGCGCCGGCCGCGTCCTGCACCTCGGTTGGCCGCTGCAGCGTGACGCGGCGGTCCAGCGGCCCGGCTCTCATGGCTCGCGGCCTTCGGCCGACATCAGCCACCCACCGCCGAGACCACGGCCTGGAACACGGTCCAGATCGCATCGCGCAGCGCGGGCGAGGCGGTCCAGCCGACGCCGGCCAGGAAGGCGGTCAGCGCCGCGGCCCAGACCTTGCGATCACTGAGCACCGGAAGCAGCAGCGGCAGCAGCGCGG